ACACCTGAAATAAGGCGCACGAGGCGGTAAGGGCAACATTTAAGGGGGGAACATGCCTAAGAAAAAGGCTGGCTCATTTAATGCCACACAGATTAAAGACGGCTGGACAGTTCGCCTATCGAAAGATGGACGCATCAAGGCAAAGTTAGACCCTTATATCGTCAAGCACCCAAAGAAGGCGGAAAAGAATGGCTAAGATTATTCAGGTCGGCACAGAGTTGAAGGTCCTAAAGGATTCTCGCTTCCGTCACTCCATCGTTACCTCAGTTACAAACCAAACCAGCGTATCCGTATCAATCGGCAAGGGAACACCTTTCGCCGTCACTAAGGGAAACGGTACGACAACTACCCGCCCTAAGATTTGGAGTTAATCCATGGCAAATCCTGACCGCTTATCGCAGGGCGAAGTAATCGCTGGACGTTATATTTCTGAAACAGGAATTACTTTTGGAGATGGCAGCCTTCAAAATACAACAGCATCACCCCAGCGCTACATATCTTGCTTTGATTTAACAGTTCAATCAGGAAGTACGACTACGCCAACACCATACAAATTTGGCGTTACAGATTTTTCAAGACATATAAATGTTATTAGTGATGGAACAGCGCTAACAAAGATAAAGTTCGATTTTGCGGGTATCTATAACTTTATTTGGTCGGGACAGTTCAAAAATACAAACATTCAATCAAAAGATATTTATGTATGGTTTCGAATTAACGGTGTAGATGTTGCAGGTTCAACAGGTTTGGCTGCTGTTCCACTAGCCCACGCTGGAACAACTGGTCATACAATTATTGGTTGGAACTTTTTTCTAAATTTGAATGCTGGAGATGAAGTTCAAATGATGTGGATGAAAGAAAGTGATGATGTGAGCCTTGCTTTTTTCAGTGGCACCGCTAACTATCCTTCTACTGCAAGTATCGTTCTAACAGTGAATGCAATTACTGGATAAAAATGGTTGAAGCGGGAGTTCGAGCACCATCGCTCATTAATGCTTTATGCGATAGATGTAGCGCTCAAGCCTATGTCATCGGTGCTTTCGTTAGTGGAGATTTATACTTTTGTGGGCATCATGCGAAAGAATCCAAGATGCAAATTGCTATGCAAGCCCTGAAGATTTATGACCCTGAAGGTGTACTGCGTTAATCCTTAATAACGATATGAAACGGTGGAGCCGTATCTGAGTTGTAAGTGCTCGCAATTTCAAGAGCCTTATTAGCAATCTTTCGGGCTTCCACACGAGTTGTCGTATCGCCTTGCATAGACGCCAAGGCTCCAAGGGCTATCGGTCCACCTGAGCCGAGAGCATAGACACCGCGAGAATCCTGTACCCATGAGTAGTCAGAGCCGAGTTCATAAATCTTTCCTTTGTAAGCGATAAGGAATTCCGATTCATGAGATGACTGACCTTCGGCTGTCTTCTCGTATCCAGCATCGGCAAACGCTTTACGCATTGCAGGGATTAGAAACGAAGTAATGAAATGCGAATCATTGTGTGCCACATAAGTCTTAGGCAATTTCAAGCCCGCTTGCAAGATATTGATGGCTCGTAAATCTCCAGCACATGCAATTGTGAAATCTTCATGCTCGATAATCTTTGAGTGACCCTTAGCCAATTTATAGATTGTTGAGTCATCTGCAATACGAGTATCGGCACCCAAGAGCGCCCAGTTGCGTCCTTGAATGCCGACCAGTGTTGTCATGAGCCAAGGCTACAGGAGTGCCACCTTTGAGGTTGGTAGCGCCATGAGACCGAGCGCAGATGCCACCCAAGCGTCAGGAGTTCCCGTATCAGGCTGATACCCGCCCGCACCGCCTAAGAGGATTGGTGTATCGGGATAAGCCTCACGGACCATTCGCATCGCCTCGAAATATCCTTGAGTTGTATATTCGAGATTTGATAGCGGGTCATCCTTGAGACCATCGGCTCCAGCAGCAACGAAGATAATCGTTGGCTGAAATCCTCGGACTTCATCAAGGAAGTTTGTAGTTGCAACCTTGAGGGCTGCATCGCCACTTTTAGCAGCAAGCGGATAGTTGAATGCTTTGTTCATCCAGTCGCTAGTTAATCCAGTCCCTGGAAAGATTCCCCACTCATGAACCGAGTAGGTCAAAACATTCTTATCGCTTCGTAACAGTTCTTCAGTACCGTCGCCATGATGTGCATCGATATCAAAGATTGCTACGCGATATCCCCACTCGACCGCTCGCTTAGCAGCGATAGCAAAATCTGCAAACACACAGAATCCGCTGGCATGGTTACGCATTGCATGATGCTTGGCTCCAGCAAAGTTAATCGCTAACTTTGTCTTTCCATCTACCAAGTAATCAAGGGCTGTCATAGTTCCGCCAACAAAGAGTTTTGCTAGGTCACCTAAGTCATGGCGCTGCCCGACCCATTCTCCTGACTCACCGCGAATTGTCACGTCAAAGACATATTCATCGTCGTGGACAAGATGCAAGTCTTCAGTTGATGGATACTCAGGCGGGAGTTCCCAAAGATTAATCCCGCGCTTTTGTGATTCCAGTACTAAACGATTGCGAGCATGAAGGAAACGTCGCCCTTGCGTTGGATGTGTCTTATCGAAAATCCAGTTCGCATATTCAGGCGAATGAATCAAAATCGCGTCTTCCATTTCATACCTCTCTCTCGTATTTACAACCCCAGTTTATAGTAAATTTACTATATTCGCAAAACCTCACACTTCTATATTTATTTACATATAGAAGTGCTACAAACCTCACAAACACTAATTTGAACCTCACAAATTAGCGAAACAAACCTCACTTATCCAAGCCACTCTTTTAACTTCTCAACTGGATAACCGATTTCGTTAAGCCATGCAGTTACCTTCTCGACATCTTCTGTAGCACAAAAGAAATCTATGCCTGATGAGAAGACATTGGATGTTGGCTCCATTAAGAAATAAACTGGAGCAACGGAACCGTAGAAGTTCTCACATACATGCTCAGCGAATTCATTAAAGTGCGCCTTACGCTGGTGATATTCATCAGCCCATCCAGTTGTCCAGCCCGATGCTAGGACGGTCATACCTTCAAAGTTCTTGACGGTTTCAAAGTGTCCACGCCATCCGCTGGTCTGCACATACTTACGACCCTTTTCTTCCCCGAATAGTTTGTAGAACCAATCAGGAGATTCCGCTCCCTCTTCACCAAGGGAAAAGTCGCTACCGAAGATAACCTTTTCGGCTTCAGGGTCTCCATGAAACTTCAGCAGAGTTGAGGCACCTTCAAGGTCGGATTGCTCGCAGCCATAGCAGAATGTCTTTTCAGTCATATCTGAAATCGCGTAACCATCATCTTCTTGAAGGGTCTCTTCGCAACCTTCACACTTTAGAATTGTCTCGCTCATAGTTCAATCCCCGCTTTCTTCAACATTAGTTCCTTTTGTGCTCCTGCTTGCTTGATGCACTCTTCAGAGCAATACCCGATTGGGTCTGCAAATCGCTTGTCATCGAAATTCCAAATCAAAATGTCAGGTCCAGTTTCGCGCTTTCCCTTGCACCATGAGCAGATGATTATCATTGGCTTTGTTGTCATTCGACTACCTCAAACTTTCTCTTGATAACACCGACGTCTAGTAATGCTGTTGCAGTTCGCCCGTAGTGCCCTTGAAGGCTCCACGCTAAACCTGTGTTTACTAATTCCTGAAATAGTTCGATGATTGCTGGCTCGTCCAGTTCGCCTGTCTCGTAGGCGATGATTTGGCTTGATAAATCCAGTGCTTTAGTCATTATGCGTCCACCCTTCCAAACTCTCGATTTCTCCAACATGCTGCCTGATAAGCAATTTCTCCGACTTGCTCGGGATATACATCCGAGAAACTTCCCTTATTGAAAACTGTTCCTTTGCGGACATACTGACGAGTTACTGTCCATGTATCCAACCAACTTAGTTCGATTAAGACTCGGTAACCTGCACCGCATGGAAGTTCAACGCCGATGGTTTCATTCTTGTCTCGCAAGACAATTACGCGACCACCTGAAATTGCCAAGATGTTCATGTGTCCAATTTGGTTAATGAGTTCATCCTCATTGAACGGACGTCCTGTTGTTGCTGACATTTTGTATCCCCTCTCTCTACTTAGTAATCCAACGCTGACCAGTTGTAATATCTACAACCTCGACACCTTTACCGAAAGCAGCAGACATTTCGAATTCTTGCTCTGCCTTGATTGCTGCCTCAATTACTTTCCATTGAGCATCTGTGTACTTTGCTGGCTTCTCCATTTTGTATCCTCTCTCTTGGTTACAATCTGATTATATCATACTGGGGTTAGTTATTCCTATTGATTCTGACCTGCGACACAGGAATTCCTTTTTCCTCAGCAAACTTCTTTTTTGCCTTTGCGAGCGCTGAACGCTTTTCTTTGGATTCAGCAGTCAAAATTAAGAACGCGACCACATTCGCCCAGCCCTGAGCCTCCTCAGAAGTTTCAGCAGCGTAAGTAGCCAACCATTCAGCAGCCCCGTGTAAATCTCCTACGGATGGTGCTTGAGGGACCAATCCTTCGTGAAGGAATCTATCGACTGAATCCTCGTCTGAAGTGATTCTGTTTCCCCACTCAAATCCTTTGTAATCAAGACTCATTACTTAGACCCTCCAACCTTGATAGCGATTTGGAATTCCTTTTCAAAACTGACACTGAAGCATTGAACGCAGGTCACTTTTGGAAAGACTTCATACTGACCGATTTCTTTCCCGCACTGGGAGCATTTCTCCACTGGTCTCTCCTCTCTCTTACATACCCAGTATATCCTACGGGGGTTAATAATGCAAGACGTACCTAAAGGTTCCCAAAGGTTACTTTTTGGTATCGGATAGAATTGCCCTATGAGAAAGATTCAAGACGTTATTTCACGCATGGTGGCAGTCTTTATTGTCGGCGCACTAGGCACTCTAGGAGCAGCAGCGGTCGTAGGAGTTGATACGGCTGTGGCTTTAACTATGGCTGGACTTTTGGCTGTGGCTTCAGTTGCTGAGCGCTTAGCCCGTGAATATCTTGATGACGGCAAACTCACCCTTGACGAAATTAACGGAGCATTTAGCCCTTTCGCCAAGAGTGAGGAGCACGAGGTTTCGGGTGAAACTATTCTTTCGAACGACGAAGAGGGTAAGTCAAAATCCAAACGCCGAGGCTAATTAAAATCGCATAGCCGACGATTCCTTTTGCAGTTCCATCTAAAACAATCCAAGCAACGAACATGCCTAGCAATGTCCATAGTTGCCCAATGACGTCGTTAAAGAAGTCTTTCATATTTGTCTCCTATATCCGACGCTACCAACGGTAGCCATCGCTGTTGTAGTTGCAATGTTGCCAACGATTGTCGCAGCAACAATAGTTTTTGTGGCTTCTTCGCGTTCGGCTGGAGACATATCGGCTCCAAGGTTGCCAATCGCAAAAATAAGTTGAGCAGGACTTTCAAATATTGCTGAAATGATTTCTCCAGGGGATGCGAGAAGTTCTAAAGCATCAGCAACTTCAGCAGTAATAATTACTGCATTTCCATTTTCATCTGTTCGAATGTCAACAGGTGTTTCTGCTGGAAGGTCAGCGAAATCAAGACCCGCCTCGATTAATGCAGATGCAGGGACCGCTGGAGCATCAACGAATTGAGCAACGATTGCAGTTGCAACAATTTCCTTTTCGTCTTCAGTTAATTTTCCATCGGCTGTTAAATCATTGACTAGATTATCAACCTCAGTAGCGGTAACCTTTCCATCTTGTAGAATATCTTCAATAGATTCAGGGGACGGGGCAGGAGGCTCAGATGGTTGTGGTTCAGGTGTGGGACTTGGCGGGTCAATTTCCGCTGGGGGTTCAGAAGGTATCGGTTGAGGTTCTTCAACGGGCGGAAGAGTTGGCTCGTCAACGGGGAGCGGTTCAGGTTCAGGGAGCGGTTCAGGGTCAGGAATTGCCACGGGTGGCTCTTCGGGACTTGGACTTGGCTCAGGTTGAGGAGTCGGACTTGGTGTGGATTCAGGCTCAGGAGCGGGAGTCGGCTCTACCGCAGGGGTATCGACTGGATTCGGAAGAGGGACTGGTACGGGATTTGGTTCAGGTGACGGAATTGGAATTGGGGTAGGCGATGGCTGTGGGCTTGGCTGTGGCGTTGGCTGTATTGGCTCTACTGGTTTGGTATCAACGACGGGACTTGGAGTAGGCGATGGTGCTGGAGTTGTTTGTATTGGCGATGGGCTTGGCGTTGGGGTATCTAGTGGCGTCGGAGTTGGCGAAGGACTGGTACTTGGCTCAGGTGTCGGAGTTGGAGTTGGAGTTGGCGAAGGCTCAGCAGTTACTGAAGGAGAAGGAGAAGGCTCAGGTGTTGCAGTCGGTGAAGGTTGAGATGTCGGCTGAGAACTTGGAGAAGGCTCGACAACTGGGGTGGGGCTGGGTGTTGGGACTGGAGCCAAAGCAGGAATAAAGACGGTTGCTACATTCGACCAGTCTGAATAAAGTGCAAGTGAATCATTATCAGAACGAATCTTGAAACTAAAATCTTTACCGCGTCCATCGTAATCAATAACTTCTAAAGACAAAGTAATTGTGTTTGTTGTAGATGCAACGGCTCGACCAGTTGCCCAATTATCTGAAGACCAAAAAATTGCGTAGCGCTCAATTGCTGTTCCCGCTGTTGGTGTATCCCATGTCAAAGTGATATCAGTTGCAGTCAATGATGCGACTAGATTTGATGGAGCCAATGGTGCAACTGGGGGTAATTCTTGATAAGAGATTGAAACGGTCAAGCGCTTGTAAGTTCCACCGCAAGGGTCACCAAAAACTGTATTGGTCGCAGGGATGGAAAGATTCTCATTCTTGATTGCAGCGCTAACGATGCTCATGGAATTGGCTGCATGGCATGAACCTAGGACCGTGCCGTCAGGAGTGCCGTAAGAGGCAAAGAGCACTTGGTCGACCTTGTAGCCCGCTGGAGCGTTCATGTTCAGGACACCGCCCTCGTTGACGGTCGCTGTAGCCACAATTGGGGCAGCCGAGGCTGAGTCGGTCAGTGGGATTAGGGTCCACATAAAGGCAAGGCAGAAAACTGAGAAAATTCTTAGAAAGCGCACTAGAGGCTCCTCGAACGGGGTCACCGAGGACACGATTGAAATCAATTGTACAGGAGTGGGTTTTTGTACTATACTGGGGTTGTAAATACGAGAGGAGACAAAATGAGTGTGACAAAAGAGTTCGCAGTCAAGATTGATACTGAACTATCTAAGTTGTACAGCGAGCGCTGGGATATCTTGGAAAAGATTGATAGCGCAAAAGATACTTTGAAGTTTTACCAAAAGCATTACCCACAGAGAGCGCGGATTGAAGAAATTCAATCATGCGAAAACAAAATCGCTATCTTGCAAGATAAACTTTTCAAAGTTGGGAATCAAATTCTTGACCTAGATGCTATTTATGACCAAGACCCATGGACAAGAGCGTTCTTAGTTATTGCCAGCAATGGTCACGTTCACAGTTCAATGGATTGCTCAACATGCTTTCCAACTACTCGTTACAACTGGTTAGTCCAGTACAGCAACGACGATGAGAAGACAATCGTTGAGGATGCTGGTCAAGATGCTTGCACAATCTGCTACCCAAGCGCTCCAGCCGATGTTTTGAATCGCCCATCACGAATCGTGACAGCGGACAAAATCGCTAAGGCTGCTGCTAAGGCAGAGCGCGATGCAAAGCGTGAAGCAAAGTTAGCCAAGGAAAAGGCAAACGCTCCAACAGCATCAGGT